ACGCTGAGAAGCCATGTCGTCCCCAGCGCGGTTCGCCATCGCACTCGCTCGAGCTTCCCTCTCCTGCTGCGTAAGCTCTCTTCCGCCTGGGCCGTTCCTATTCGGAATGTTTCGTAGCCCCTCATCAAACAGCACTCGCCGCAAGTCATTCGGCGTGCTTATAGGCCCAGCGCCAATCGGCCTTGTCGCTACAGAGCTACCAAGAAATCGGCGCGTCCTCTCAAGAATCCCAGAAAGACCCTGAGTCCCAAACTCAGCGCCCCCCAGCTCGACTGGCTTGTTGCCTGCCACAGCTTTCGCTCGCTTGTCGGCGGCGTCAAGTTCCTGAATGTTCTTCTGAATTGCGACTCTTCTGCCTGGGTCTGTTTCGGACTCAAGCTGCTTTGTGAGCTTGTTCCTGTCCGCACGGCCCCTCTGAATGTCTGGGTCAAGGTCTGCTATCCTGTTTTCGCGAAGCTCTCTCTGCTTGTTCCTAATGTCAGAGAGTTGCTTGCCAAATCCAAGTCCCTTGTCTGCCCCGGCCGATCGCGTGCCTTGCGAGATTGAATCGCCGAGCGACTTAAACGCCTGAGCAAGCTCCTCGACGAGCCCCTTCTGTCGAGCGAGCGCATCGTTCAGCGCCTTCGTTTGATCTTCTGCGGAGCGGCCGTTGTTTGCGAACTTGATCAGCCCCACGGCCACTTGACCAGCCAAGACTGCGCCAAGGCCGACGAATAGTCCCGTTGTGCCGCCAAGGACGAATGCTAACTGCGTCACGTTATTGCTGACGGCCCGCAGCTTCTGATCAATACCGCCGGTTGAAGACATGAAGTCGTCGACCGCGAATGCGGCTTGGTTGGCGGCGAGGGATAGATTGTCGAATCCGCCTCGGCCAACGTCGCCCGCTCGCTGCATATCGCGACGGATTCGGTTGACGCTACCGCCTCCAGCTCGGGATGTTGCATTCACCGCGGCTGCTCGCAATCGATCAATTCTCTCTCTTGCCGCTGGCTCGTCGCGAGTTCCAGCCGCCATCGCTTCTGCGATTGCGTTTCGCAGCGCATTAAACGCAGCCACCGCTGGGCCGCGCGCCGCCGCTTGCGTCCTACCAAGAGCACCCTGCAAGGACGTTAGCGCAGCGACTTCGCCTTGAAGGGCACGCTGATCAAGGCCCAGGGTGATTCCAGTAACACCCTCGCCGCCGAAAGAACTCGCAAATTTCATCGCCGCCGACGCCCTCGCTGCATCCTGCCTTAGATGAACGAGCTGTTGTCGGGCTGCCTCAATGGCACCGGGCAGAGCGTTTGGGGCTGCCGAGAGCCGAATAAACTCCGCCTCGGCCGCGCGGATCGCTGGGACGAAGCGGGTGCGAATGCCATCTGGAAGACCGTCGATCTGACTCTTCAGCGATGTGATTCCACTTGCAAGCGAGGCGAGCTGCCGACGCGGTGCCTCGATGTCTTCGCCAACCGATTGCCTTGCAAGGTCGCGACGGCGATCCTCGAGGCTGGACATCCGCCCCATGTCGGAGATGTCTGTCCTTGCGCCCTGGCCGGCAAGGCTTGTTCTCGCCCCGATATTCGCCGCATTCCTGTCCATCACAGACGACGCGCCGAGCCGATCTTGATTGCGGTCGATTATTTCTGGCGGTTTTACATCTGTTTTGACTCGCCGCTCTATCTCGTCATTTAGCTGCCTTTGAACTGCGATCTGCGTCTGATACGCGGCAGTCGCTGCCGCTACGTCCCCGTTTCGCGAAAGCTTTGCCTTCTCAAGAGCTGCGGCGAGCCGCTCAGTTTCGACGGCGGCGGCACGCTGCTGCGCGACCAGCTCGGCGTATCCGCCGATCGCCGCCGCCGGCAGCTTTCCGATGTCCGACTGAATCGCCGCCGACCGCCGCGTCTCGGCGACCATCTCGGGCCGCTGGAATGCCAGCTCTTTTCCGGTAGCCAGACCAGAAACAAGCGACGCCGCCTCCTTGAGCCTAGACATCGCCGCAGTCGTGCGTTCGACCTTTGCGGCGACAGCATCAAATCGCTGCTCGCTGACTTTTCCGGTTCGATTAATCTCGTCTGCAAGAGACTCGGCGGCCTTCTGCGACGAGATCAACGCGGGCAGAAATGCACCCTGAATCACCGCTGGCAGTTTGCCGAACTCTTTGGCAGCAGAGGCCAGGGGCTTGTTTATCTGCTCCGTCGCGGAATACAAAGCCTTCATCCGCCCGACGGCGGTGTCGATGTCCTTGTCCGCGAAGCCCCGAAAAGACAGCTTCCTCGTCGAGATCGCCGTTAGCGCCCGCTCAAGCTTCTGCGCGTCGGTGTATATCCCCCGAAGCGCAGAAGATGAGCTTGACTGGGCGCTCGTCAGCGACCCCTGCATACTGCTGGCAAACTTCTGAACGTCTTTCGCGGCAGAATTTAGCTTGCTAGAAAAGTCAGCCGTATTCGCCGATACGACCGCACTGATCTTGCCGAGGTAGCCGTTTCCCATCGATTCACCCCGGTAGTGGCGTGTTTAGCTTCAGTAGCTCGGACATGATCTGCGACTTCGACTGCTCGGCCTTGACTACAGTCGGAATGAACGCGGCTTCGTCGGGGAGGTCGTGCTTCTTGTAGTTCCCTGATGACGCCATGATCACCCTGCAAAGTCGTGCTGTCTGACCCCACGGGTCAGGCAGCGGCCATCGCTGATCAAACGCATACCACTCGGCGATCTCCTTGCTGTCCACTTCCTCCAGCAACCGCTTCACGCTCATCCCCAGCGTTGCCGCTAGACGGAAGTAGAACCGTCGCTCGGGGCGGCGGGCGAATCTTCCCCCAGGTCATCCACAGCCTCCTGCGTGAAGGCGTTCAGCTTCCAACCGGCCTCGAACAGGCGATTGATCACGACAGACGACTTCTTGCCCAGCACGTCGGCCTCGTCATCGCTGAAGAGCCGCTCGCCAGCCTCGTCGCACAGGGCGAGCAGGAGGAAGCGGATACGGAACGCCTTCATCTTCTGATCGGCGTAGGACTCCTCGAAGCGGTCGCGGTCGGTGCCGGTGAGCACGCGCAGGAAGACTTCGCCCTTCCACTCGGGAACGGCGAACTTCTCCTTACGAACATCGTCGACTGCCAGGATGCTTTTACGATCAAGTGCCATTTCAATCTGCTCCAGAAAGTGCGTGCGTTTGCGGCATCCTGCCGACTATGTGCCTTGGTAATCAGTCATCAGAAACTTGAAGGAACCGCGAACCAGTTCGCCCGCCTGGGCACTTACTGACGCGGACTCGCAGACAACGCGACGGCTGACGGTGTAGCCGGCTGACGTGAAAGTGAGACTGCCGACCTTCCTGACGAACGACTGCGGGTCGGCGTTGAAGGTCAGGAAGTCCACGGTTATAGTGCCGCCGGCCCATTCGCCGGTCGGCACTATAAAGGTGTATCCAAGACCATCCTCCGCGGCGGTCATGTTCGTGACCTCGGCTGTCGGCATCTCCACAGAGATGCCGGTCAGCCTGCCGCTGAATCCCAGGAACGAAAAGGTCGCGCCTTGTGCGGTGGCCCCGGCCATGTCGGGTCACCTCCAGAGCGTTAGGCGACCCGCCAAGTCGCGTTGCCCTTGATGAGATCGCCGACGGTGCCGCCCACAGTCGAGGCCGTGAGGGTGGCGTTGCCGGAGAAGCTGAGAGAACCGGGGCCAGTGATGCTGATCGCGGCCGAGTAGGCCGTGATGACCGTCTGCGCGATGTAGTCGCAGGAGATTTCCCGCTGCACGAACGTCGGAACGTACTGCCGGCGGTCGCCTGCGGGCTGGCCGAGGTGCGAACCGTCTGCGGTGTCGATCTGGTCGTTGACATTGAAGCTCGTGATCGTGAGCGTCGTGCCCGCGTAGGTCATCGACACGCCCATTGCTGCAACACCGGCCATAGTGCGCCTCCTTGCGCTAAAGTCTTATTCAGTGGCCTCGGACCACCGAATCTGAAATAGTTGTCGAACCTCGTATGCTGGCGGGAGCTGCGCTCCCACGGCGGCCGGGTCTAGGTAGTCATCCGTCTCCGACACAAGCCGTATATCACTAATTGTAACGCCAGCGAGCGTGCCGATGCGTCCATCCAAAGCAAGTCGCACTTCGTCGGCCAACTCGCGTGCCGCGTCGTAGTAGAGTGCCCAGGACGCGATCTGAAGGTTGACCAAAGGCTGATACAGTGGCCCGACGAGGGCAGCCTCTCGTGTGATGTTGTTCCGCTTGTAGACGCAGAAGGGCAGGACGGCCGTTTTAGGCACAGCAATCGGGTAGACCTGAAAGCCGACCAACCTCGCCACCGCCGGGGTGGTGACGAGCCTCTGGAAAACGTGCTTTTCTGGGGAGATGATCACTTCGATAGCCTCGCCAGCGTGTTTTCT